AATTTGACACACTAACTATTTTCCAAGTTGCTTTGTTAAACGCCATCAGCTGTTCTCCTCTGTCACCATTGCTGTTAGCTTGTTCAAGTACCAACCAGCTTTCTGCAAGTCCTCTACCTGCTTGCCTTTGTAGTCATAGCGCCACAAATACTTCATGCAGTTGCCCTTGAGGTAGCCTTTGAATGCATGACTGGACATGGATTCCTCTATTGCATCAATACACTCTATGTTGCCAGTGTTGTAGTGTGTGGGCTTGTTTACGTTGTCCATGATCTGTTCAGCTTCCTCATGTGCTGCCTTCATCCATGCTTCCAGCCCTGTCTTTCTCTCTATTGCTGGCGCTTGCTTACGTACTCTGTCCCAGTCTGCTGGTGTTGCGTCATTGAGTCTCATGTCTAAAATCCTCTTGTAACTGTTCTAATTTATCGTTGGCCTTGTCGCTAAAGGCATCTACTAACTCTTCTGAGCTTATGTCTAATATCTCTATGAGTGTTAGTTCGTCCAGTAGCTTTAGCTTATCCAGTAAATCGTAATAGGTTAGAGCCATCCTCTTCTCCGTACTTCTGTCTTAGATAGTTTATACTGACTGGTAGTTCATCACAACCGCCATTGGCTACCTCGTTCAACATCCATATACCAGCCCAGCTTCCGTTAGTCTGGGGAGTTAAGTAGTCTTCATCATGCTGGTAGAATATACCTGAAAACAGTCCTAGTAGATTTGTGCCGTCTGCCTTACGAGCATAGGCTATGTCTCTATCTTGTACATGACCCATCACACAGCTCATATACTTCTTAGCCAGCATTAACTTAGCAGAGCTAACTGGCCTGCCCATAACACCTGAAGTAAAGTAGTGGCAGTAGGCGATGTCATCAATGACAATAGGTTCCAAAAACGGTACAACTTCAAAGCCCATCTCCTCTAACATAAAATCATCATACTTCAACAGACCATCTAGCTTAGGGTCTGACTCAATAGCTCTCTCTATACGGTGCTCGTGATTACCTAGAGTAAACACCAAGCGAGGATTCCACTGCTTCCACTTGTTGCGCTTCAGTCTTTCTTGTTCACGCTGTATAGGCTCTAGGAACTTACGCATCGCGTCAATGCCTGCGTTGATGTCGTTTATGTAGCGTCTTCCTTCAAAGGACTTCTTACCTACGTCATAGCTGCTTAGGCTAGGCATGTCCCAGTGGTCGCCTATGTGGATGATAACGTCAGGCTTCTTCTCTGCTGCGTACTCTCCAGCCCATCGTAGATGCTCTGCCTTATCACCAGGTTTTACTTGTGTGTCTGGTATAACTAGATGCTTAGTCATTTTAAAACTCCTCTGCTAGATACCATGTAACACACTTTCTGTTGCATGAACTACATACACGAGCCAGTCCTTGTTTAGCTAATCCTAGGTTTTTTAAGTCAGGAAGTCTTCGGCTAAATATCTGACGTTGTTGATGCATATCTCCCTCAGACAAATCAGCCAGTTCTCTACTTGTCAGTCCTTGATTATCAACTAAAATGTCATACACCATTGCTCTTTGTGTGTCCATAGCACCAGAACTAAACATCTGCTGTGCTGCTAGCTTACTTGTTTCTGGATCAGTGGGTCTATAAAACATCTCTACTTGATTCATTTCTTTCGCCTCTTACGCTCTGCGTTAGTCTTTGCAGTGTGGCACTTGTGACACAGTACTTGATACCCTTCAGCTTCGATGAACATCCTCTCTATGTAGGTGTTCCAATCAATAAAGCCTACTGCTGGGTCTACTACTGGGTCTATGTGATCTACTGCTGCGTTGTTGCGTCTGCGTTTCTTTCCTTCTAGCGGTGGTAGAGTAGCTGGAGAGCCTTTGCCACACTTGGCACACTTGTACATCCCTCTAGCTACCCTAGCCGCTGACTTAACATCGTGCTTTACACCCCATTTAGCGTGAGCTTGTCTGAGTGCAGAGACGATAAAGGAACGGAAACGCGCTTCTGTCCATCTTCCGTTATTCCTTGGTTTCATTGAAACTCCATACCTCACCTTCGTACCTACGTAGCCAGAGCATCCTACCATTCTCTATCACTCTGTCTTCGTCTCCATCGTACATTTCTACGCACTTGTCGTAGAGTTCCTGCTCAGTAACACAGTCCTTCAGAATCTTCTCTGACTTCTTCTCACCAATACCTTTGATGCCTATGATGTTGTCAATCCTGTCACCCATCAGTATCTGGCGGTAGAAAAAGCGTAAGCCGTCCTCTGGCTTAACATAGTATTTACTCTTCTTAACAAAGTTATAATGCCAACCTGGAATCTGGTCAAAGTCCTTGTCTAGAGAAACCATGATGGCTTTATCACCGTGTAGTGTACCTGCTATGGCTATGGCATCGTCTGCCTCTTCTCCTTCAGTAACCACAGCAGCCCACTTGTCGATAAGGTGTTGGCGTAGTGCCTGTATATGCACGGGCTTTGCCTTATCTTTACGGTTTCCTTTGTACTCAGCAGTAACGGCATATTCCTTGCGGAAGTTTCCTTTGCCAGTGAGATACAGAACATAGTAGTCTGTTTCTTCGTCTACGTTGAGCTGCAACAGAATGTCTGAGACAAAGCCATCGATGGTGCTGATGGCCGTCTTCTCAGATTCTTCGTTGCATGACCAGCCTACACGATAGACTAGAATGTCTGCATCAATTAATATCACAGGGCTTCTTCCATATCTACTTCGACAAACTCTTCCTTGCCGCCATAGGGGATTAAGTCAGTGACTACTAGTTTGAACAGCTTAGGACTACGACCTGCCTGACCCGCTGGAGACTTCCAGTCGTAGTAGGACAGTACAGCCTTAGCTTTAGAGCCATTACCTATTAGGATGCCTGTAATCTCTTTACCGTCAGTGTCGTACACGCGGATAGGATGATTAGACTTTACAGTTACAAAGTCGCCTTGTCCTTCCTTGTTTCGGATACTCAAGCCCATCATCTCCAGAGCTTCTACTGCTGCTGAGGATAGCTGTGCTAGGTCTACTTGGTACTTACCTGACATGCGGTTTACCTCTTGTAGGCTAGACCACATCATCTCTGCGTTTACTGTTACTGGTTTTGCTTCACTCATAATATCACCTTTGATTGAATTGTTGCGTTTAAGTGCTGTTTTAGATCACAACTGATCTATGTATATTATACCATATTTCGTACACATTTGTCAATGCGTCTCTGCCCAGTTATTACCTACGTTGTATTCAGCATCAAGAGGGCAGCGCAGGTCTAACACTTCTCCTGCTTTCTTGATGGCTCGTACTGCTGCTTTGCCTACTACATCAGCAAAATTCTCTGGTACTTCTATCTGAAACTCGTCATGCACGTTAGCTACTAGCTTGTACGGAATAGCGTACGTGTCTAGTGACTCTACCATCAACACCAGTGCCTGCTTCATAACTATAGCGCCTGCACCCTGTAGCAGCGTGTTAAGTGCTGCATGCTCTGACCTGACCCGTAAGCGCCTACCGTCCAAACCTGGAAGTGTACCGCCTGCTGAGAACTTAGATACACGCTCTCGTAGCCTAGCCAGTGCTGGTGTGTTGCGTAGGAAGGAATCTGTAAGCTGTTGTCCTTCTTTGTAGCCACCTCCTACTATCTGACCTATCTTAGCTGGCCCTGCACCGTACAGGAAGGCATAGATGAAAGTCTTGGCTTGGTTGCGGTCAGTGAGTCCTGCTGCTTTCATATTAGCTGTGTGGATGTCACCGCTGAGTATTTCGTTGGTGTAGTTCTCGTCACGCATGTAATGTGCAAGCATACGCAGCTCTAAGCCGCTGGCATCACAGCCTACTAGCTTGTGGTGCTCAGGCACAGTCCAGAATGATCTACACTCTCTACCATACGGTGCAGACACAGAAGGTACTTGTGCCAGATTAGGGCTGTGGTGCGTCATACGGCCTGTTACAGCGCCATTGGTGATAACCCTACCATGTACCCTGCCGTCCTTCTCGTGAGTTAACCAAGAGTCTATCTGTGCTGCTCTCTTCTGTAGCATCAGGTACTCGTAGATCATCTTAGCTTCAGGGATGTCGATGCCTTCCAGCACCTTCTCATTAACAATGATAGCTCCCTTCTCAGTCTGTAACTTAAACTTAACACCTACACCTTCTAGCCTCTCTGCAATCTGCTTACGAGAGCCTACGTTAAACTCAGTCACCTTGTCCTTCAGTCTCTTGCCTGTCTTCTCGCTCCAGCGTTCCTCCACTATAGGTGGAAACACTTTCTGTAGCTCCGCTGTTATCGTCCTCATCTTGTGAGTTATGTCTTGCCATAGTGAAGTAGCTGCTTCTACGTCTAGCATGAAGCCGTTGCGCTCCTGCTGAGCCGTAATGGTGTACACCTTCTCTTCTAAATCTACGCACTGCTGTTTAAACTCCTCTCGCTTCAGTGTGTCTGTTAAATGCTTATACAGCCTTGTGGTTAGTGCTACGTCCTGCCTGCAATACTCCACCATCTCATCAGACAGTCCACCGTCATAGTCGTGGAAGTCTATCTTGTGGTCGCCAAAGCGTTTGCCCCAAGAGTCCAGGCTATGTCCACCCTCCAAAGACGGGTTCCAGAGCCTGCTGAGTACTAGCGTATCCTTTAGCTTCTCTGTAGGTATCTGTAGTGACCACTGCTTCTCTAGCACTGGCGCATCGAAGCCTATGATGTTGTGACCAATAACGCCTTCTGAGCCACGCAGCAGAGGCTCCAGAGTCTCAGCAGAGTAGTGCTCTAGCATCTCACCAGTCTCAACGTCCTGAGTTACTACTATCCAGATAGTGTCGTGGCTGGTGTTGGTTTCTATATCCAGCGTAATCAACATAATACTGCCTCGCTGCGTTTGCTTTATTACTGTGTTTGTCGAAAGGGTTTAGTCTACTCAGTTCAGCCTTACTCTCCTGAACTGTCATTACCCAAGTTCCAATCTTGCTCATATTCTTGGCTCTCCAATACTGTGTCAGATTCACTTCTCAGGTCATCTCTGTCAATGGTAGCAATGTCATCCTCAGTGTAAAAGAAGCAGTCATTGCACAAATCTAAAAACTCACCTGTCTCAGCAGATTTCCTTGTAGACTCAAAGTCCGATAAATTCTTGTTACACGCTATGCATCTCATTTATAATCCCTCTTCCTTAACTTCTACCATTCTACCTGTTTTCTGGTCAAACAACAACCCGCCAGCAGGCCCTGTAGTACCACAGAAGCGGTTCTTCAGCACTCTGACATTGGTTGTATTCCTCTCTATAGGGTCTTCAGCCTGCCCATTCCTCTCTAGTCCTATCACCATATCTGAGAGCTGTGCAATGGATGCAGAGCCTCTGAGCTGTGACAGACTACTAGCAGCGCCTTCCTCGTGGCCTTTACCGTCT